GGCCGTATTTACCACGGGAATCTTTTAATTCTGTTCTAATAACTACTTGCTCTGCAGTATTTATAGCGTTTTGTAAAAATGCTGCAGCTAATTTACCTCTAGCTTTTTCGTCTTTATTTCTAGTTCTAGATTCTGGAGTGTCTATAGCGTATAACCTAACTCTACTTTTAAAAGAAACATCAAAACCTAAATCTAAAATTACGTCTATAGTATCTCCATCAACAACACGTTCTACTGTACAACTATATTCATACATTTTAACCTCGTTTTTTAGTAGTTGACCTAGCTTGTTTAAAATTCTTTTTAGTCGGTGCCCCTTTTGATCCTGGCTTACGCATACGTTCTTTACTGCCTGCTTTTATACGTTTACGTTTAGCATGTATATTCGCCCACAATCCTGGACGTTTACTTTTACCTTTTTTACTATGTTTTGGCATTTAACACTTCCATCTTTTTCTTGCTTGTCTCAACCTAGAATTAGGATTTTTTGCGGCTTTCGGAAACTTTTTCATTTGTCCTGCTGACCTAGCACAAAATGATTTACGACGTTTAGCGGCTTTACTGCCTTTTTTAACTTTACCTGTAACCGCAGTTTTTAATTTACTTCCAGGATTCATACGTCTATACGCTTTTACTCCTGCTGCCGTCATGCCCGCACCTTTTTTAGTCGCTCTAAAATTCTTTTTATTACGTTTAGGCATTTTTGCCTTTTTTCTAGGCACGTCTTTTTCTCCTTTTTGTAGTAGTTTTCTTTTTAGCAAACGTTCTTACGTTAGTAGGTTTGCCTCCTGGATTACCTGCTGCTCTTTTTCTTTTAACCGCACTACGTCTTTGTGCTGCAGTCATACGTTTAGCTTTAGCTCTAGGTACGCATTTAGGATATTTTCTTTTAGATTTACCTTTAGCGGATTTACGTCCACATTTTTGAAACTTACCTTTTTTCTTAGGAGCACCAATATCTACCCAATCACCTTTAGGTCCTTTACCAAACCATTCGGATAAACCGCCTTTAGGTTTAGCCACTTTTTTTCCTCGCTTTTCTAATCGCTTCTTTACCGCGTTTAAAAATACTAGCTACTTGTGTTTTACCCATAACTTTAGCTCGTTGCTCACCAACAGTAAGTATTTGTATTTTTCTAGCAAAAGGTTTTTTAACTTTTTTAACTTTAGCCACTGTTGCTCTAGCATCAGCAGGTGTTGCAAACTTAATTCTAACCGTGTCTTTTGGATTTTCATCAGTGTATAACCTTCTACCAGAACCTTTTGGTTTTTTACCTGTGCCTTTTTTCGGGTCGCGTTTTTTCTTAGGCATTACCTATAACCACCACCACGTTTTTTATACGTTCTTACTAACCAACCGTTAGCATAAGCACTTGGGTAAACTTTAAATTTACGTTTAGCTTCGGCTTTTACTCTCGCGTATAATGCAGGATTAGTTGGCGTAGCTCCTTTTTTCTTTTTAGTAGTTTTCTTTTTCTTTTTAGCCGCCATAATTTATTTCTTCTTTTTAATTGGTTTTCTTTTAGTTACTTTTTTTGCTGAACTATATCTAGTTTTTTGATCTTTATTAATCTTTTCTAGTTTTTTAGCTTGTTCTGCGTGTAACTTACTAGCTTTTTTTAACGCTTTTACAATCTCATTTAAATCTTTAGTGTAATGTGGCATTTTAATCTTCGTATAAATTATTAAATGTAATAGCAGGGTCTAGATAACTTTCATGACCTTCTGCTGAATGAACCCACTGAGAGGGTTTAAAATCAGGTGCTCCATCACCAGTTACCCATAAAGCAGGGCTAGTAGCTCTTACTCTGTTATTAGGTAAAGCAACAAAATTACCTTTCCATTTACAATCTTCAGTTATATATAAAACATGGGATTGTTTATGTTGAGCAGGATCATCAGCAATATCGCTATCGGTATAATCTACGGTAAACATATAACGTCCTGTATAAAATTCACCGTCTATTTTACAAAGCCAAGGACTAGAACTAACTCTATCCATAATAACTACTGAGTGTTCTCTTGATTCACAATCCCAAGGTTGAGCAATATGATCTTCCATAGGTTCTGGAAAGTCTTCACTAGGGATGTCAGCAACTAATGCTTGTATTGGCATTCTAGCCCACATAGCACCACCGTGAATATTACCTTCGTCATTATCTTCACAATTAGCTTCTTCGCCAGTAAAAACTACTTGAAAACTTAACGATCTGTCGGGAATAGTAGTAACCGCTATCGCTAGTGCATGAATATACTCATCTTGGTATTCTTCATGATTCTTAGTAAATTCTCGTCTGACCCAACATTTAAAATGTGGGATATTACTAATTAAATAAGACATAGCTTATTTCTTTTTCTTTTTAGTAGTTTTACGTTTTTTAGACCTTCTTTTTACTGAACCACCCTTAGACATTTTTCTGAGAGAACCGCCTTTAGACATTTTTCTCATCATACCGCCCTTACTTCTTTTACTTTTGTGCATTGGCATAATTAACCTCCTTTTAGTACACGTTTTTGTAATCTTACTGCTCTTTGTCCGACTTGTGTAGCCCAACGACTATCCATCATCTCCGTAGCAGCAAGTTCCCAGTCTTGTTTAGATAAAGCACCTAAAAAATTTTTAAATTTTTTTAATCGTGTAATACCTAAATTAAAACACATATTAGCTAACACTAATTGTAGATCGTCTGGTAACTCACGCCACCAAGACAGACTTCTATCTAACTCTTTAAAAACTATTTCTATATCGTTTTTAAAACACTCGTTAATTCTTTTTGTTGATATTTTTGTTCCCACAGGTTTGCCCCATTCTTTATCTTGATCAGTTATTAAATGACCAATACCAAAAGTGTGATATCCTAGATGATCTAAATAAATTTCGTTTATACATCCCTCATCTAGTTTTAATTCTTTTCTAAGTTTTTCTATATCCATAATCAACCTATAGGTATAGTTGTAGCTCCTGCTAAAGAAACTGTTACTTTACCAAGTGCCGTTGTACCTTGTGTACCTTTTTCTGTACCTGTATAAATATCAACCCATTGTTCTCCTGTCCAAAGTTGTATTTGGTTTGTTGATAAATTCCAAATTAAATCTCCCGTTCTAAAACTTGTAGAATTTCTTTGTGTTTCCGTAAAATTATTAGTAGAACCTATATCTACTTTATTTAAACTAAGTTCTAAAACTCTAACTAATCTATTAAATAGTTCTGGAGATAATTCATTTTGAGCGAACGGTAATTTAGTTTCTAATATTTTAGCCATTATCTTTTGCCGTCAGGTTGTATTTCAATACGAGTAGCTCCTAATCTAAAACCTACTCCTAAAACTGTAGTATCGGTATCATCAGATTGTACTCTTAACGCAGCTTGTCTTCCTCTAACTCGGGTATCTATTTTAGTAGTCGTTGAAGTACACGCTCCTGTTACTCCCGTTGTTAAGCTCTCTCCTGGGAAATTTCTCTTTTTTAAAACTAAATCTACTTTTTGTCCTGTTGCTCCTGTGCTTCCTGTGCCATTAAAAGTTACATCAGGTATTATTCTACTTATAAATTGAAACTCCTCTCCCTCACCTAAATCGAAATCACTAGATTCTATAAACACGTTAGTCATTGCTGTGCCATCATCATCATTACCGCTTTCTTGGTCATATAAATAATTAGAAGATGTTGCTTTAGGTTGAGCAAAGACTCCTTCGTCTAACCATGCTGTTCTAGAAAGCTCGCCTATCATCCAAACATTTTCTTCGTAATTATACGTTACGTATTTATCTATTACCGTAGCATCTGCTGAACAGTAAAACCAACCAACTTCACTAAAGGCTTTATTTAAAAAACCAAATATTTGATAACTTTGTGTTTGATTTATATTACTAAATACGTGTTCTTCTACTAAACAAGGTAATTTTTGTACTGCTCCTGAGTAAGTATAAAAACCTTTTTTATCCATCCAAAAAACCCCTTTAGGAGAATTTATCATAGCATTAGGACCTACTAAACCTACGCCTTCATTTACTAAATTTACACCAAAAGTAAACGGTTGTCCAATAAATGTCATAGAATATAAAGCCGTATCTGTCCAAACTAATATTTCTTGTCTTGCTCTAGTTGCTCCTACTATTTGTGAACCTGACGAAAGTCTTAATGAACCTGCGGTATTGGTTATTTTTGGCTCCCATTCAGCAACGTTTTCTTGATCACTAAAAGCTATAAACAGAGGGTCTATTTCCCCTGTTCTAGCGGTACCTGAAGCATTTAATGGGTCTGCTCCAAAACAAATAACGTGTCTATCTATATCAGAAACCATAGTTTGTAATGCTAACGTAGGTGGTAAATTAGCTCCTGCTAAATCACTTAAAGCTACTGCTCTAGTGTTTGTACCATTAGATTCATCCCAATAATAAACACCACCCCCTCTAACATTTATTAATAAATCTTCGCCAAAATTATCATGTGACCATAGACGTAATTGACTAACGTTACCTAATGGTGAAGCACTGCCCCAAGTTCCTGCTCCCCAAGTTCCTGCTCCCCAACCTGTAGCAGGTACGTAAACATCTAAACCTACGTTTATTTGATAAAGTCCATCTACTCCAGAACCGCCATTACCAGAGTCACTACTATTAGCTGTAACAATAGCTCCTGTTGTATCTTTAGCAGTAATAGTGTAGGTATTGGCTGTAGGTATAGTTAGTATTTCATATTCTTGATTAAGCACTGCCGCAGTTATATTACCGCCTAAAGTAGCTGCTCCAGAAAGCGTTACAAAATCTCCTATAACAGCACCATGGCTAGAATCAGTAACGGTTAAAGTAGAAGAACCATTAGTTGCTGCAAAAGTTATTGAATCAGTACTGGTTTTTCTAATTGGAGTAATATCTGCAAAAGTTGTACCATCTAATATATAATATTTTACTGTTGTACCTAGCCCTATATATTTAGTTCCATCTAAAGCTACCCAAGCGTGTAATCCTCTACCTGTGCCTTTATAGGTGTCCGCAGTAGCTTTTATCCAACCACCTATTTTTTCAGGTAAACCTTTTCTAAAACGAACTAAATTACTATCAAACCAGCCACCTTCATTAGCATAAGCGGTAGCTTCTTTATTAATTCCTGGTCTAAATAATAGTTTTTGAAAAGGCATCGCTTCTCCTAAAATATTAAATTAGTTAAAATTCCTCCCATACCGAGCAGTATGGTTACATTAGCTCCTATAACAAAAGTTTCTAATCGTTTTACTCGATGTAATATTTCTAACCAACGTTCAGCACAAACCGCTTCATGCCTAGATAAATTAGCTTCTACTTCACTCACTGTTGTTTTCGGCATTTACCTTAATTTTCTAATATCTTTGTTTCCGAAGTTAAAACCTCTTCGGCTTGAGCTTTTGTGCTTTGTACTAAAGAGTTTTCAAACACCGACAAACTTGCTTGTATTTGATCTAATTCAAATTGTAAGCGTGCTTTTTTATTTCTTAAATCGTGTATTTGTTTAAAAAAATATTTTTGGTCGTTAGACATTTCCGATTCTTTTAGCTCGGTATCGTCAATGTGTACTACGTTTTCTTTTGGTTCCGTCATAATATTATCCTAAAGTTTTTTGCACTGTTGTTGGTGTAACTTTTTCAGCTATTTGAGCATCTAGACCAGTTTTCATTTGTGTTACTTTATCAGACGTTAAAGCTGCTTCGACCCAACTCTGCACTTTTGCAGCATCGAGACTAGCAAAAGCTATAAAGCTTGATAAGTCTGAAGTATCTAAAGCCTGAGACCCATATACTGTTGCAGTTTGCGGATTACCGTCTGCATCGTTATTAGCATCGTCAGTAGCTGTTAGTCGCCAATGCACATTATAAACTACGTCAGACTTAGAGTCTTTAGTAGGATAAGTGTCCACAGTTTTTACATCCCATGCGTATGATATTGCCATTTTAACCTCCTTTGAGTGTGTTTATTTCAGATTGTAAGGCTTCAATCTGTTCTTGTTGTTCTTGTATAGCCTTGACAAGTAGTGGTGTAATTCTTCCGTAATCCATAGCTTGCATTTTTTCATCATCTTTTTCACCACTTACTGCATCTGGAAATATTTCTTGTGCTTCGTGGGCAATAAAACCTTCACTAGATTTGCCATCTACTTTCCAATCAAACTGAACTGGTTTTAGCCCCCCCTCTTCTCTCTT